GTAACTATTGCACCCGATAGCACTTTAACCGCTGCTCTAGTCGGTTCGGTTATCACTATTATAAATACGGGTGCGGGCTTACTGAGCATAGCGGCAGGTTCAGGAGTTACCATTACTTCGGCGGGTGCAGTTTCAGCGGCGCCCACGCTTGCTCAGCACAAAGTTTTACAATGCGTTCGGGTGTCTAGTAACACGTGGCGCGTATATGGGGCAATAGGGTAATGATAGGCGCAATATCAGCGGCGGCTACTTTTATGCCTGCACCAGTAGTTACCTTAGATTATTTGGTTATTGCAGGTGGTGGTGGTGGTGGTTCAAATGGCGCTGGCGGCGGCGGTGCAGGTGGTTATTTAACTAGCACCGGATTTACTTTTGCATTAAGCACAAATTACGCGGTTACAGTAGGCGGCGGCGGTGCAGGTGGAACATCAAATGGTAATGGCATAGTAGGAGTGAACTCATCTTTTAGTTCTGTAACTTCTAATGGGGGCGGTTATGGTGGGGCTAGCGCACCTAATGGAACAGGTAATGTTGGCGGTGCTGGCGGTTCAGGTGGTGGTGGTGGTTATGAAGGAACGGCGGGTGTTAGTAAAGCCGGTGGAACTGCAACAGCAAGTCCAGCACAGGGCAACAATGGCGGTTTTGGTCAGCAATATAACGGCAGCCCTTACTCATTTTTAGGTGGCGGTGGTGGCGGTGCAGGTGCAGTTGGTGGAGATGTAGGCGGCCTAAGTGCGGGTGCAGGTGGCAACGGCAGTGCCTCAAGTATTACCGGCAGTTCTGTAACTCGCGGCGGTGGTGGCGGTGGTGGTACTTACGCCGGAACATTAGGCGCAGGTGGTACTGGTGGCGGTGGTGCTGGTGCGCAGGGTACAGGCAACACGCCGGGAAACAATGCTTCTCCTGCCAATTCAGGTGGCGGTGGCGGTGGTGCTGGTGGTGGTGCAATAGCCGTTGGTGGTAACGGTGCAAGCGGCGTAGTTATTCTTAGATATTTAACTACTGCTGGAACAATAACAATAGGTGCAGGTTTGACAGGTACAACTGCAACAGACGGCAGCTATAAAGTAACTACACTAACAGCCGGTACCGGAAATGTGAGCTGGGCATAATGGCGCATTACGCATTTTTAAATTCTAATAATGTAGTTACTGAGGTAATTACTGGCATAGATGAAACCGAACTCATAGAAGGCCTACACCCCGAAACTTGGTACGGTAATTTAAGAGGGCAAGTCTGCAAGCGCACTTCATATAACGGCAATTACCGTTTTAATTATGCCGGAATTGGTATGCACTATGACCCAGTAGCAGACGCATTTTACAGCGCCAAGCCTAATTGCGGCCACCCTGAGTTAGTTTTAGATACTGACACCTATCGCTGGAAGTGCGAAAATGACGACCATAAACCTAAAGTCATCTAACGGCTGGCCTGCTAGTAAAGACCCGGCTGTAATTGGTATTAAATCTTATCCGATACCTGGGACAAGTATTAAAATACGCCTGGCTGAAAAGGCGGCGCCGTTATTAGTAGCTTTAGCTGCAGAGTGGCATAAATTAGTAGAGCCCATAGACGCCGGGACTCTCGATTCCTGGGGGTACGCGTTCAGGCCAATTAGAGGGCAGACTGAAACGCTGAGTAACCATAGCTCGGGAACGGCGATAGACTTTTCGGCTAATGCTCACCCGCTGGGAAAGGCTGACACTTTTACACCTGAACAATGCAAAACTATTAGGGCTTTAGTTAAAAAATATGGCTGTGGCTGGGGCGGCGATTACAAAAAAAGGCTGGATAGTATGCATATTGAGATTAACCTCACCCCTAAAGAGGTTATAGAGCGTATAAAAGCGCTCGGATTGGATACGGCTAAATGAAAAAACAATGCGTAGCTATGGCAGGGACTTATTTAAGAGGGCTGCTTTTATTACTAATTACACTAATGGCCTCAGTAGGTAAGACCCCGCTAGAGTTTGACGCTGGGGACTGGCACCTAATACTCAATGGCTTATGGGCCAGCGGTGTCCCCGTCTTAATTAGAGCGCTTAACCCTAAAGACGAGGGTTATAGTTTGACTTCTAAAAAAGATTAGACACGCCTTAGGTAAGGCTTCTATCCGTCTGAGGTCTATGCCATAATAAAGGGGCTGGGGGGTAATCCTCCGGCCCTGGACTAGGGAGTAAAAAATGGCTACTAAAATAATACTTGAAATGGATAAAGCAGATTTTGAGGCTTTAAGTAATACCTATATGGCTTTTAATAAAAGCTGGGACAAACAAATTAGAGCTGGTCGGTTTTTAGGAATACAGTCTAACCCTGGCTTTAGTGTTATCTATTGGTTTGATAATAATCTGGCTCTCATAATTGCTAAATCATATTTAGCCTCTCTCAATGAAGGCTTCAAAGTTCTCTACGATAATAATTTAGAGGAATATGCAATAGTTACTAATTACGAGGTACGCGAGGGGTTAGCCAATGCTGTCTAATATCGCGTTTACTTTTATGTGTTTAATCTATGCAGGCCTTACCTTTATGGCTGCAGTCCTAGCCTGGTCTAGGGGCTTTAACGCTGGACGCTCAGAAGGATACGAGCGCGGTAGAGCTGTAGCCCGGCATATATCTAACGGGGTGTTGAGTGATAACTAAATCGGATCCCGGGGTTTGGTGTGATTACTGCAAAGCCCGCTGGGGCAGGGTTAGAGACGGCTGGCACTCTCGGGCTATGACCCAGGCAACGGTTACTATTCACAGCTTTAACCCTAAATCTAACGTAACTAAACGCCATTACTGCGCTCAATGCGCCCTGGACGTTACTAGCTTTACTGGCACTAAAAATATAGGCGCTTATAACTGGGGCCTAACTGATCAGATTGCTACCATGTTATTCAGTCAATTAGAAATAGAGGGATAATGTTCGATTTAAATTTATATGAGCCTGTGGACGAGAGAATTATGAAATTCTGGGAAAAGTACGCAGAAGGTAAAATAGAGACTGATTTGGTATTTAATGACGGTATTACTTTTATAGTAAAAGCCTGGGGCTATCGTAACGACGGCACTTTGATAGCAACAGGGTACGCAGATGAGACTAAAACTGAGAAGGGCGTAAATGCTAATTTCGCTCTACCTAATGCTGAGACTTCGGCTATTGGTCGTATGTTAGCTAATGCAGGATTCGCCGCTAAAGTCGGTAAGCGGCCTAGCCGGGAGGAAATGACAAAAGTAAACCGGGTAGCAGCTAGTGAGCCAGTACCTAATGACGTTTGGACAATTAGCGACGCGATAGGCGCGGTAACCGAGACTATAGGGGCAGTAGTTACAGAGACCCGGCCTAAGTGTAAGCATGGAGAGCGAACCTATTTAAGCGGTACTAGCCCTAAAACTAATAAAGCCTACAAAGGTTATATGTGTCCTGAAAAGGTTAAAGCGCAACAATGCGAACCTGAGTGGATTAACTAATGGCGGGCATGGAGATAATCTACCCTGGCAATATCTCGCTAAAAGTGGACCGCGAAGGTAATGCTCTAATAGATGAAACCGAGACCTGCGACGCGTGTAATAAGGTAACTTCTAAGGCTGGCGGGGTTATGGCCCTGGAGATGATGATATGGGTTTGCGCTGACTGTCGGCCTAGATGAGTACGCAGATATTATTAAATGCCCTAGAGATAGGTAAGTGTCTAAATTGGGCTATATTAAAAGTGGCTAACGACGACGCTAAGAATTACTCAGATAGGTACTTTACGCCTAAGGATAAAGAGCTGAAATTTAAATACGAGTTACTAGCTATAGCTGCAGAATTATCAGTAGCTAAATGGCTAGGGGTACCTGACTGGGAGTATAAAATAAACAGGTTTAAAAATGAGCCGGACATATTTCCAGACTGGGAAGTAAAACACTCGTTAAACCCTGATTACCTGACAATTAGACCGACAGACAGGGACGAGGATAGGGCTATTTTCGTAACTGGGGAAAATCCTTTTACGATTCAGGGCTGGCTACCAGTTAAATACTGTAAGGACGATAGTTATTATTATGAGGGTTACGAGAAACCCTGTTGGAGAGTGCCTAAAAACGAGTTAGTTAAGGTTTTACCTAATGTCCCAAGCTCGTAAGCATAGGGGCTATAGATCGCAGAAAGTAGTAGCTCAATACTTAGCAGCTAATGGCTTTCCTTATGCTGAGAGTACTGGGGCAGGGCGCCAGGGCAGCGACATAACCGGGACCATAGGCATAGATTGGGAAGTAAAAGCCCGCACTAACTTTAGCCCTGGTGAGACTATGAGACAGTTAAAAGACCGGGCTAATGTCCTAGACCTACGGGTAGCAGTATTACGCCTTAATGGGCAGGGAGAGGCTTCTATAGGGGACTGGGTAGCGCTTCTATCCTTTGAGCAGTTAGTGGCCCTTATGCGACAGGCTGGCTATGGTAACGACTGATAAAGATTTAGGCAGATGTAAGAGCTGCGGGGTTTGGATAATAGCGACACGCCGAATATGTGCTAATTGTTGGACTTCTATAAGTGCGGGGTTATAGAGTGGGGGGGGTAAGGGGGGGGCTCGTTGTTATCCTCTCTCTACTTCTAGCCAATAGCTCTGATTATGGTAGTTATAGTAAGTCCTTAGATAATTGGAAAACTCATTTAAAACAGGTAGTTAAACCCAAAGAGCTACAGTCATGTCTAGAGATAATAAGGCTAGAGAGTAATGGTAACTATCGAGCTAAGAACGGTAGCCATTACGGATTAGTACAGGGTAGAAGCGAATACCTAAAGACTGCAACAGCGGTACAGCAGATCGATTGGTTTGTCAAGTACCTAGACCATAGATATAGCGGTAGCTGTATAGTTGCGTTAAGACACCATAGAGCTAAGGGCTGGTATTAGTATGAGTAACGGATTACGGACGGCTCAATGGAAAAAATTAAGATTGCAGATAATCGCGAGAGATTTCAGCACGTGTTATATATGCGGAACCCCAGACGCTAACGAGGTCGATCATATTAGACCGATCTCAAAAAATGGTGCGCTGTACGACCCGGAAAATTTGGCCTGTATCTGTAGACGCTGTAACCTGCTAAAAGGTAACAAAATAGGACAAATTAGCCCTTTTTTAGGTACCAATTCGAC